AGGCATTCTCCGAGTACATCATGACGGGCGTACTAGAGGCTCTGACCAACGCGGTCCAGGAGCGCATCAACGAAGAAGATGGCAAGAGGGACGTCAATCCCTTCGAAGAGGACTAGGACACACAGGTGCAGATTCCAGAGAGGGCGTTCTCTGCCCAATTAACCGACTATCAATTCCGACTGCTTATCGTCCTATGCCATTTAGCGGGCTCTGAGGGGGTCATAAAGGCCTCTGTAGACCGTCTTGCTAGTCAGACTGGCAACGTCAACGAAAAGACCGTCAGAAGGGCTCTAAAGGCCTTAGAAGGCCATGGGCTATTGTCCAGAATGCGGACTAAGAGGGCTAACGGCTATCGCGGAGTTGACATATACCGACTCAACTCCTATGGGACTCCAGAGTCCACTAAGGTCGAAAAGTTAGGGGACTCTAATGTCCGCGCCTCACATGACTATAAGTCACGTAGCCAATCTACTAATAAGCCATTAGTACCTAATAGCCAAGTTAGTTATAAATTAAAAGATATTGTGGCGTCTGAAACGCCACTAAAGGAGATAAAGATTTCTATGAAGGGATATGACGATGGCGATGACCTGGCAGGCTTTGGACTCATTGAACCGAAGGATGCCCCACAGCAGAAAATCTCAAAGCGCGACCCCAAGACTCGCGGCAAACGCCCAGAGCATGAGTGGACCCCAATGGATGTCGCTGCAGAGTTTTCTTATCGGGTTGGGCGCAAGTACCCCCTGCTGCCTGGAACAGTCAGCGTCAAGGCACTCTCTGGAGCCCTTGCAAAGTTTAGAAAGCAATACGGAACAACCCCGCTAATCGAGTTGGAGTTGTTGCGTCTGTTTATGGCAGATGATTCTAACTTCCGCCACATCGGTGATGAGGCTCCGAATCTCTATAAACTTTATCTCGCGTCGTTCGGCAAGAAGATGAACCAAGCAAGAGACAATCTGGGATTGAACCGAGTTGCGCTAGTTAAGGAGCCTGTTGCTAAGATGGCGACTATAACCGCAAGCGATGGTCAAGAGTTTCAGAACTCTATGTCTGGACGTGCACAGTTAGAGCGCTACGAGAAGAAATTACGAGGGAAGTAGTTTATGTACGACGTTAATCAGTTATCTGCTTTGAAGAAGCACTGGCTATTGCGCACGTCAAATATTCCAAGAAGATTTCTTGGTCTAGAACTTGCTGACATTGAAGAGCGTTCTGGCGAAGTTCCACCACAATACGACCAGTGGGTTGATGACGTCGCTAATGGTCTTGTGATTAAGCAGATTGGCAACATCGGAACAAATGGCGTAGGTATGCTATTTGACGGAGGGCCTGGAATCGGCAAGACAACTCACGCAGTTGTCGCGGCTATGGAGGTGGTCCGACGTCTCCCAGATGATGATGACGAGGCTCGTAAGATTCTGGGTATGAATGCGAGCGATTATGGCCTCAATGCTCGCCCTATCTACTACATGACTTATCCTGAGTTTCTATCGAAGAAGAAGTCGACATTCGATGCAGACCCAGAAGACAAGAAGCAGATGGTCTACGAACTCGATGGGCTACATGGTCGCTCTAAGTTCGACTTTCTCAATGTTCGAATATTGGTCATAGATGACCTTGGAAAAGAATATGGTTCAAAATACGATGACACGTCGTTTGATGAGATACTTCGCTCTAGGTATGACAGGGCGTTGCCGACTATCGTAACGACTAACGTCATGCTTGAGAACTGGGAAGCGAAGTACGGCGAGGCTATGGGCAGTTTTGCTCATGAGGCATTCGTGCGTGTTCCGATTCACGGCTCTGACCTACGAGGAGCGCAATGAAAGGACCTTCCGTGCAGACACCTTGGAGAACGGTGCAATTGTTTATCTCTGCACAGGCTGCTGGCGTCTTTGAGGTCGAGGTCGATACTGAGACAAAGAAACTCCGTTGCAGTTGTCCCAAGTGGAAGAAGTTCTTTGAGTGCAAGCACACTCGATTCGTTTATCAGCGTATGAGATTTAACGATGGGCACTACTCCATCCTCGTTCCTGACGAAATATCGGAGGAGTTAGCGCTTGAGGCTCAAGATACTCCAGAAAAGTTTCGAGAGTTCGTTGTTAAGTACGCTAAGATAGAAGTCCTATGAAGAACGGGGACATCTCGAATGTCTCCTCTCCACAAGTTATTGCAACCACAGATGTGGTCATAAAACTCGTTGAAGAAGAGACTCGACGACTTCTTGGAAAGAAAATCTCCTACAAGATAGGTGATGTGGATTTGCTTGGAACCAACAGATTGTGGATACTTGCCAATAATTACGGCGTATCTCTTGAACTTGCTGGTTTTGAGTCTGAAGGCTGGACCGAGGAGTTACTTGATAAGGCTTTTGAAAAGTTAGAACGTCGTGTAGTTAACCCGTTTAACTACTGGCAGTTGTACGAAAACGTAGAAGAGTTAATAGCAACGCTTCCGTATCGTCCAAACTTAAAGGGCGTCATTGACAAGCCCGACCGAGTTGCGAGATATGGGTCAGCAGGAGTAGAACTAGCAAATATCTAGAGCCTAGAGGGGGCGACATGGCAGCAGACAATGAACACCGTCTGGTCAGTAAAGTAATACGTGACCGAGACATAGTTCCTGCGCTTTCACGCGGAGTTCAAGATGCGTGGTTTCTTGATGAAGAAAACCGCAAGGTATGGATGTTCGTTCGCAAGCACTACAGCGAATATCGTGAAGTTCCTACTGGCGTAACAGTTAAAGACCATTATCCAAACTACAAGATTCTTGATGTAGAAGATTCGATTGAGTATTTGTTAGACACGATGGTCGACTTCCGTCGTCGACTATTAACTCGTCAAGGTCTAGAGAATGCTGTTGAATTACTACAAGATAACAATCACGATGCTGCTTTGCTTGCTATGGAGCAGGCGATTGCAAAGGTCAATGAGCAGGGCGTACTCGGTACACACGAAGTCGACTTGTCTAAGAACACTGAAGAGCGTTACGCAGAGTATCAAGCACTGCAGAATCAACAGTTCTTAGGAATACCTACAGGTTTTGAAAAGATTGATGAAGCAACTGCAGGATTGCAGGGCGGACAGTTAATTACTGTTATCGCTCCTCCAAAGACTGGTAAGTCTCAAATTGCTCTGCAGATGGCTATCAATGTTCATCGACTTGGAAAGATTCCTATGTTCCAGTCATTCGAAATGAATAACCATGAACAGCAACAGCGTCATGATGCAATGCGTGCCCACATCTCTCATGGTCGTCTTCGTCGCGGTAAGTTATTGCCAGCAGAAGAGACGCGATACATCGACATGCTTAATGACATGGAGAAGGAGCATCCGTTCCATCTCGTTGATGCAGTGAACGGAATTACTGTCTCTGCGCTATCTGCAAAGATTGAACAGTGCAATCCTGACATCGTGTTTGTAGACGGTGTGTACTTGATGATGGATGAAATTACAGGCGAGATGAATACGCCACAAGCAATTACAAACATTACTCGTGCATTAAAGCGTCTATCTCAGAAGATTGATAAGCCAGTCGTAATTACCACACAGACTCTCTTGTGGAAGATGCGAGCAGGAAAAGTTACTGCAGACTCTATTGGTTACTCGTCATCATTCTTCCAAGACTCAGATGTAATGCTAGGTCTTGAGCCAGTAGAAGAAGACGACGAGATTCGCTTGCTAAAGATTGTTCAATCACGTAACTGCCCTCCGAGTGAGACCGCTATTACTTGGCGTTGGGAGACTGGTTGTTTCCACGACGAGTCATTCATGACCAAGTGCAAGTTCTGCATGAACTGGAGCGGTAATTGATTGATGTAGAGAAGGTACTGATGTCCTTAGACATCGCGCTTACTGCACAGCGTGGTGATGAGGTCAACGGCTTGTGCCCAATGCACAAGAAGCGCACTGGTAAAGAGGACCAGCATCCATCTTGGTGGATTAACGGCCTTACTGGAGCGCATATCTGCTTCTCTTGCGGTTACAAGGGAAACCTATACACGCTAGTCAGAGACTTGAAGGGCATCGACTATCACGATGCAAAAGAATTTATTGATGGTCAAGCAGAGGTTCCTGTCGATGCGCTATTGCGTCGTATAAAAGATTTACCACAGTATGTGCAACCTGTAGAAGAACCAATCGGAATGTCAGAGGCTCGTCTTGCTGTGTATGCAGACCCTCCTGCATTTGAATTAAAGAAGCGATTCCTAACTGCAGAAGCAGCAAAGCATCACGGCGTATTGTGGGACACAAATAACTCTGCATGGATTCTTCCTATCCGCCACCCTGAGACTTATGACTTAATGGGATGGCAAGAGAAGGGTGCTACTGGTCGCTTCTTTCGCAATCAACCAGCAGGTGTAAAGAAGTCAAAGACTGTCTTCGGTGTTGAAGTAATGGCTACCGACATTCTCGTTGTTGTTGAATCGCCCCTAGATGTTGTTCGTCTTCGTTGTGCAGGTGTAGAGGGCGCTATCTCTACCTTTGGCGCAATCGTTAGTGAAGAGCAGGCGAAGATTATGCGAAGAGCAGATAAGGTTATTGCTGCATTTGATAAAGATGAAGCAGGACTAAAGGCTGCAGAAGCAATGCGTCCCTATGCTCGTAAATACGGATTGAACTTATTCTTCTTCGACTACAAGGGTATAAATGTAAAAGACCCAGGCGATATGACTATCAATGAGATTCATCAGGGTATTGAGAACGCTAAGTCCTATGTTCTAGGTAAGGAGGCGTTCAGTGTTTAACGGAACCCTAAAGCCTTATCAGGTAGAGGCTGTTAGCCGTATGGTTGGTGAAAAGAAGATGCTAGTTGCATACGAGATGGGTCTTGGTAAGACCTGTATGACTATCGCAGCCATCGAACAACTGTCGCCTAACAAGGTTCTAGTTATTGCTTTATCAAGCCTTAAGTATCAGTGGGAAAAGGAGATTAAGAAGTTTTCTGACTCTACAGTTCAAGTAATTGACGGCAACAAGAAGGCCAGAGAAGCACAATACGCCTCTGGTGCTAAGTATTTAATCACTAATTATGAGTCTGTCGTCAATGACTGGGATATAGTAAATAAACTATATCTCGATGCAGTGGTATGCGACGAAGCAACCGCCATTAAAGGCTTTAGGTCAAAGCGCTCTAAGAAGGTCAAGGAACTATCTCGCAATGTTCCAGTGCGTTTTGCATTGACTGGCACTCCGATTGAGAACGGAAGACCAGAAGAGTTGTACAGCATTATGCAGTTCGTTAATCCAAACCTTCTTGGTCGTTTTGATTTGTTCGACCAGACATTCATTGTTCGCAATCACTTTGGTGGAGTTCAGCGTTACCGCAACCTACCTATCTTCCACGAGAAGATGAAGCAGGCTTCAGTTCGCAAGATACAGACAGACCCAGATGTTGCTCCGTATCTTCCAGACGCTATCTACAGAGACCCAATTTGGGTTAAGTTTGATTCTGCAAATCAAAAGTTGTATTCGTACATTGCTGAAGAGTTACGCAACGAACTTGTAGAGGCGCAACAACTTCTCGGTGCAGGTTTCTCTATCTCCGCACACTATGGAGAGGGCAGCAAGCCTGGAAGCGCAGCAGACATGATGCGTGGCTCCATAATGTCTAAGATAACCGCTCTAAGGATGATGTGTGACCATTCAGGGTTACTTATGGCTAGTGCTCTAGCATTTGAGGAAGGGCAAGGAAAAGGCAGTTCCTATGCACATAGTCTTATGACTCGTGGCCTGCTTGAAGTTAAAACAAAGTCTCCAAAGTTAGACGCCCTAGTCTCGTATGTAAATGACCACCTAGACACTGACGCCGATGCAAAGGTCGTCATCTTTACTTCGTATGTTGGCATGGTACTCAACATAGAGAGCGAATTAAAGGGCGTAGAGATTTACACAGGGCAAATGAACTCTAAGGAGAAGGAGAAGGCCAAGGAGCGGTTCTTGACTGACCCAGAATGCCGTGTGTTCGTCTCTTCTGATGCAGGCGGGTATGGTGTAGACCTGCCTAATGCAAATCTTTTGATTAACTACGACCTTCCCTGGAGTGCTGGATTGGCAGTTCAGAGAAACGGTAGAATCAAGCGTGCTTCCAGCAGATGGCCTACTATAACCATTCAGGATATCCTTATGAAGGGCTCTATAGAGGAGCGACAGCACGAGATGCTTCAGCAGAAGAATGCTGTAGCAGACGCAGTAATTGACGGTGCGGGCATCAACTCCCGTGGTGGTGTAGACTTAACAGTAGGAAGTCTGTTGAACTTCCTTTCGAAATCGTAGGAGGGCAAATGGCTAAAGTAACTAACGTTGAGCCAAGAATTACACTTGATGACTTAACAGCACAAGCAAAAGAATATGCTCATGCTAAAAAGCAAATTGAAATTCTAGAAAAACGTCAAAAAGAATTAAGAGAAAAGTTATTCGCACACATTGATGAAAGCGGAGAACAAGACGACAAAGGTAATTTAATTCTTGAGTTGCCAGAAGAAGTCGGAGAATTTACAACTGTAACAAAGCAGCGCCGTGTTTCTCGAAAGATTGATGAAGATGTTGCGTTTGATATTATTGATGAAAAAGGTCTTCGTGAAAAATTAGTGAAGATAGTTGAAGTCATTGATGAAGATGCACTAATGGCTGCTCTATACAACGATGAATTAACAGAAGACGAAATTGACGAAATGTATCCTCAGACTGTAGTCTGGGCATTGGTTATGAATAAGAGATAAGATGCCAGGATTAAGAGGAGAAGACGAAATCTACGAGGCCTTTAAAGACCTCGAATATGTACCTGGTTCTAAGCAGAAGCGTCGTGAACCAGACCCAAAAGTTTCTCGTCGTAAAAGCGGCGAGAGTAATGGTTGGGATGAAAACCCAATCATTAAAACATTAGGTGGAAAAGAAACTGAAGTCTTTACAATCGGTGCATTTGCACAAGCATTGGAAAAGACGATAGTCACTGTTCGTCTATGGGAGCGCAAAGGATATATCCCACGTGCCCCGTATAGACTTCGTTCTAAGACTCTAAAAGGCCAAAAGACTGGAGGAAATCGGGTTTATACCCGTGCTCTTATAGAGTCAGCAGTTGATGAGTTCTCCAAACGAAACCTAATCGGTTCCGCTCGTGTAGAGTGGGGCCAACACGAAGACCTAACAGAGGCTTTAGTAAAGCGCTGGAAGGAAATCACATCCACAGAGAGCCAATAGGCCTCATTACCAGAAAGAAACAAATGCCAATTACAAAACCAGCAGTAAACGCTGATTCTTACTTAGATGAAGACAGCGAAACAGCAACACCTAAGGTTGGAACAACAGTTCAGCAGGGATGGGACGCAGTTGATGCGCTCCTCAAGACTGATAACTCTGAATACCCAATCGACTTCCGATTCTCTGATGAACCACAACTTGTTAAGTTCTTAGAGGATTCACCATTCGCAACTTACGAGCAGCACTGGATTGAACGCCCTAAGGGTAAGAAGTCCTTTGTCTGCATCGGTGAAGATTGCCCACTATGCGACATCATTGGCGATAAGCCACGTGGAAAGTTTGCATTCAACATTCTAGTACTGAGTGGAGAAGCACAAGGGCTACAAATCCTTACTGCTCCACCATCATTGGCTCGTCAAATTAAGAAGGCTCATGACGACGAGCGCAAAGGACCTCTTTCAAAAGAGTTCTGGGAGATTTCTCGACTAGGCACAGGACCGACGACGCAGTACACCCTCAACTTCGTCCGTGGTCGTGACCTTGCCGAGGAATGGAAACTTAACCCTGATACGGTTAATGAGTTAGTAGCATCCGCTGAACCATACACAGCAGAAGTAATTCGAGAGACCCCTCGCTCTGAACTACTAGAGGTTGCTCGCTCAGTCGCTTAAGACGTTTCCACATGTGGGAGGGCCTGCTACCACCCTTTGCAGGCCCTCTCACTTTAACGAGAGGGTTTTTATGAACATCATTACAACAAAAGAACAGTTAGAAGATTTAGTTGCTTACTATTCAAAGCAACCATCATTTGCATTCGACGTAGAAACTGTTGGAGAAAATAGAGTCCAACCTGTAGTTAACGACGTTCTCTGGATATCACTTGCAACTGAAGGCCGTGTAGATGTAATTCCTATGGGTCATCCAAATGGCGAGTTCTTGCACTGGGATAAAGAGTTGCTCCTTAGCGGTCAGCGAAAGTTAGTTGCTGGCAAAGAGTTGAAAGACACCGACTATTCAAAGAATCAAGCAAAGTGGACACCAGTATTTGGTCCTGCTCCTGACCAGTTATTGCCAGGAGATGTATTCAAGGCTCTCAAGCCATTGTTCTTCAGTGACAAGTTAAAGATTGGTCACAATATAAAGTTTGATTTAAAGTCTATTGCAAAGTATTACCGTGGAAGTGTTCCTATAAAGCCGTACTTCGACACGATGATGGCTGGGTTTATTGTAAACAACCGCAATCGTGGATTCTTAGGACTTGCAGACTGTGCAAAGAGAGAACTAGGAATCGTAGTTGAGAAGGGCGTTGGAGCACAGGTAGAGGTGCACTCATTTAGCGATGTGGCAAACTACTCAGGACTCGATGCAGATGCCACGTATCAACTGTACAAAGTTATGGCTCCAAAACTTGAGGGAGACCTCAGCCGTGTGTGGAATCTAGAGATGGATGTTATCGCTGCACTCTGTGACATGGAGTTAACTGGCGCAAATATTGATGTAGAAGAACTTACCAAGTTAAAGAGCCGTCTTGAAAAGGACATCGATGCGGCAAAGGCAAAGGCATGGAAACTTGTAGGTACTCCCTTCTCTATGAACTCTATTCAAGAGAAGCAGAAACTGCTGTTCTCTCCTAAGGAAGAAGGCGGACGAGGAATCAAACCTAATCTTCGCATTAAGATTGCCCTAACCACTAAAGGTCAAGAGGTTGCAGCCACTGCTC